AAAATATTTACATATTATAATATATATGATTACTTATGAGAATTTTACATATATTATAATATTAATTACCATTAGTTACTTTTATCATAAATTTAACATTCACGACCAGATACAAAATGAACATAACCAATATCAAATCGTAAAAGATTATCTATTAAAAGATTCTTCTTTAGCAAAGAGCAAATTACCTATTATGTGGATACATATTGATAAAGAACTTAACTCTCGTAACTGGGAATCATTTTATTCCCGTTCGTCCAAAGATTTAAACCAGCCTTATAAACTTTTTACGCTAAAATCGATTATCAATAAATGTGGTAAAGATTTTAACATATGTATTATTGATGACTCTACATTCAAAAATATTATACCCGGATGGATTACGGACCTAGAGCTTCTTGCCGACCCAGTAAAAAGTAAAATTAGAGAGCTCGCTTTCGCGAAACTACTTTTTAACTATGGAGGGTTTTTAGTCCCCTCATCATTCTTATGTTTTAAGAATTTATATAATGTTTATAATGAATCAGTTCATGATGACAAAATTGGTATGGCAGAGATGATAAACCATGCAGAAAGTGCAAATGATAATATTTATGCTCTTAGCAATAATTTTATGTGTTGCAATAAAAACAACGCTGTCGTAGAATCATATATTCAACATCTTACTCAAACCATTTCAAACGATTATACCGCCGAGAGCATATTTACCGGGGAAACACAGAATTGGTTTAAGAATCAAATAAATAATGTTAATATTATCTCGGCTGAAAAAATAGGAACCATTGACGCGCATCAATCACCCGTAACAATAGAAAGACTCGCGGGTAACTTATTTATTGACCTAGCCAATAATAATCTAGGCATATATATCCCCGATAAAGATATTCTAAATAAACTAAAATATCAATGGTTATCGCGCTTATCATACGAACAACTATTAGAAAGTAATACTAATTTAGGCAAATTTATAATTTTTAGCCAATAAATTACGCCTTTGATATATAATAAATTATATTATAAGAGGAATTCACATATACGATTCTTGATGTGTATGAAATACCACTCGATTTACATAATTGTCGAAGAATTGTTATAAATTTACTAAAATTTAATTTTCGATTAAGATAATATTGCTTTGACGTATGATAATACGCTTTTATCTTCTCACATAGCGGTTCTATCGCATTATGAAATTCTGCTTGCCGAAAAGATGTTTTAGAGAAAATAAAAAATCTATCATTCTGCTCCGCATAGTCTTCTAAAAATGAAATGACTAATTCCCTTTCTATATTACTTTTAAAAATTTGACTAGACATATATATATAAATTAACATAGAGATTATTTCTCCTTTTCTCCTAAAATATCAATTAAATTATTTGTGAATAAACTCACCTCAATTTCATTTTCGTGAATATTATTAAAGATTGTTATGTATTTACATATTAATGATATTATCAAATACTTTTCCTCTTCATTAATAATATCCGTAATTTTTATATATAAAAAATAGTTATCAAGTATATCCATTACCGAATAACCATTTTCAAATAATAAATATAACGATTTTATTGCTTTTACTAGATTTCTCTTATCTTTACAAAGTTCCGTATATTCATTTAAATATGTAAATGGTATATTGGTACACGTCATATTTATTAATTCCGCATCGACATCTCTTCCTAGTAATTTTAATTTTTCAAGATAATTTATTAGTATCCTTATTGAATTATTCGATATCTTTATTAGAAAGTCCATACCTTCACTGCTTATTACTATATCCTCTGCCCTACAAATCTTTTCACAAATATATTGTAGATTCCTTTTTGTCTGCTGTTTTAATTTTAGTATTGTTACCCTTGATTGTAAGCTATCTATCACCTTCTGTGTATTGGTACATGAGAATATAAAATGGATATTATGACTATATTTATCTATGCATCCACGAAATACTTGTTGGCTTTGTTCATTTATCATATCTAGGTCATCTATAACTACTATCTTCTTTTTGCCTTTGATATTGCTCGATGTTTGGCAAAATGTTCTTGCTTCACTGCGATAATAAGATATACCCTGCTCTTTCAAATTATTTATGTATAAAACATCATCATTATAGAATACATCTCCAAAATATTCACGAATTATCGCAGAAATTAAAGATGTCTTCCCTGAACCCGAATCTCCTACAAATAACATATTTAGTGAATTCATTTCAATAAAGGTATTAAGTATATCCATTAATTCTTGTTCCATCTCAAAATCCTTTAATTTTAATGGTTGATATTTATAAATAAATGGCGAATTCATTTATTTATATTCGTATATTGTTATTTAAGTTTTTGTCACTATTTATTAATAATGTTAGATAATCCATTTTCCATTTTAAATATTAATCAAAACGCCTCTATTCAAGAAATTAAATCCGCTTATCGTAAACTTTCTATGATACATCATCCGGACCGAAATGGTAATTGCGAATTATTCCAGAAAGTAAACGCCGCCTATAAATCCATTCTTTCTAATTCTCAATCCCTTCATTCATATTCTCAATCCACCAATTCACCACACACCAATTCACCACACACCAATTCATCACACACCAATTCACCACACACCATTAACAATAAACATACCGATACTCATCATCAAAACAATCACGACTATAACCTTCCGGATAATACACCCCCTCATATTGTTTTACATTTAGAGGTTGATTTTCAAAAAATTTATTCCGGAACATCTCTACCTATACTAGTTACCCGATGGATTATTGAAGGCCCCGTTAAACGTCACGAAACCGAAACCATATATTTACATATACCAAAAGGTACCGATGATAACGAGATATTTACTATAAAAGAAAAGGGACATGTTTTAACTACCAACATTATCGGCGATGTTAAAGTCTTTATTAAAATTAAAAATGACACACTATTTTTTAGACAAGGACTGGATATTATATATAAAAAAGATATTTCCTTAAAAGACGCCTTATGCGGGTTTTCATTTGATTTAGAATTTATCGATGGTAAATGTTACAAAATTAATAATAAATCCGGTAATATACTATATCCTAATTATAAAAAAACGATTAATAATATGGGTTTTGATAGAAAAGATATTATGGGCAATCTTGTTATACAATTTAATATTATTTTTCCAAAAACACTATCCCTTGAACAGTGTAAAAGATTAGAATCCATCCTTTAATCTTGTTACCAGTCTCTTCTTAACGCCAATGTTTCCCATTTAATACGTTCTCTCCTCTTTAATCTATTCAGTCTCACTTTACAATTCCTATAATTATATATATACCTACCCATTGTACTAACAAATAAATGTCTTATTGCTAAACTATCTAACCTTATAAATATATCCTTATAATTCTCTATATTCCACCCATTCAGTTCGAATAGATAATCACCCCATTTATCACATCGATCGCCATCCTTTGGTGCTATCTTTATTATATCCTCCTTATCTAATTCCGGTATATGAACATCATCTATTATACTATCTCCGTCTTTCCCACTACATAAACAACATCCAAACATTATATTAATAATTATATTTTAATTTATTAATATAAACTATTTTATCTCTTTCGTTCTATTGGATTTGGTTTTTAATGTTTTTGATTTTCTACCTTTTGTCTTTTTCGACGGTTTCTTCTTTTTCTTCTTTGTATCCTTATACGGAGAGTATTTAAAAAATAATTCATTATATTCCTTTGGTTTTTTATCTACTAATTTCTTAAATTTCTTCATCTTTTCATTTCTTATATCGGCTAGAGTTGGCTGGTAACCATAACAAGATATACTAAATCGTTTTAGTAATCCCCGCTGTTTTAATCTATTCTTCGCTTGGACGAAAAAAAGATATTCCGCCATACACAATATTCTTTTATGGTCATAATACGGCCTATCTATGTAAATAAATGCCAAGAAGAAATTTAACATCGTATCTATCGTTGCTATTCTTACTATATTTTCACCTATCTTTATCTTATTATAGCTATGACAAGCCGTTGTTTTATAAATTATTGCTACCGTCTCCCGCCCTACCGCAACTTGATAATGTTCGGGAATTATTTCCCCAATCGCATTATGTTTCTTTATATTAATCTCATTAAAACCCTCGTCTTGTAGCCTTTCTTTCAGAATCGTTGACGTCGTTTCCGGTTCTACAGACAATACATCAAAGTCCGCATTATTCTTTAATTGCTTCCTTTTACGACGGGGCATATATTTACCATAAAGAGTCGTCGCATATCCACCCAGAAAAACTACCCCCAGACTCGTTAATGTATCTTTCACTATATTATAAATCCTTTTTATTTCATATTTTGTCCCTGTCTCAAAACTACGAATAAAATTTAGAGAATTACAACCTTTCCCTATTAATGGATAATGTTTATTTAACAATATTAAACGTTTTAATATCTTCTCCCACCTACTAACGTCCCCATCTGGTCTGGATAATTCTAAATACATCGACATTCTTAAAAAATTCGGCGGAGCATATAATATCCCATTTATTTTTATTGAGCTTTTTAATATATTATCAAATATCTCTGGTACTAAAAAGGTTATGTCTGCCACCGGCACATAATTTACAAATATTTTGTAAGTTCCCTTATGTAATCCACTTTTTGCCTCAACATCTGTATAGTTATGTGAATAAAAATAATCCGCTAGCTTCTTCGCATCTGTTAGTGGGTCTTTTGAAAATACATCGTAATCCGGTATTTCTATACTTCTATTATAAAATTGAGAATCTACTGGTAATATATTGTTTATCGCTGTTCCACCATAACAAATTAAATTATTCTCTTTTATAAAATCCTCTACCAGAACTATCATTCGTTTTATAGAGTCAGTTAGATGGACGTGACCCTTATTTTTATTTTCGGCCTCATCTACTCTCTCTCGTAAAATCACTAATTCTCTATCTTCATATAAATCTACCATACGTATATATATTATATATAAGATATATATATATATCTTATATATTGATTTCGTTGTATTCTATCAAACACATTTCTTTCGCGCACCAGCCGGTCCTATTATATGTATCGCCGCGGTTGTCCCCAATCCCATATCTTTTGGTGGAGGTTTTGGTTTCTCAGCAAATACCTTAATATATCTTAATTGTTTCGGTTTTAAAATAAATGCTTTATTTTTAAATATGTCATTATATGTTTGTAAATTACTATCATTATGCTGGAAACATTGCGCTATAAATTGACATCCATATGATTTTAATGTCGTAGAACTCGGATTTGTTGGTTTATTAGAGTAATCCGGTAGACATATCGTCATATTCTTCTTATTACTATTTATTATATCATTCATTGAATGAGTGTTTATTACTTCACTATATCTTCTAGATACTAAAAATGGCGGAGCATTCACTTTCTTTTCTAAATTTAGATTAATTATTGGCGCAGAAGATATATTCGTATATTTATCTAAATGCGTGTCTTTAATGTCTATTTCATTATTCATTTCTACCATTATTATTACTTTACCCTGGATATCATCATGATTTAATGGTATCGCCCCTAAATTCTTATGTTTGTTTGTATTCGCCACGTTATATTCTTTACCATATATATTCGCATCTAACAATCTATTACCCAATGTTAATTCTATCAAATTCGCCACCTTTGTATAAATTTGATCTTGGGCACTTTTTATTCTTAGATGTAAAAATAATGGATCAGAAGAATTCCCACATATTTTTGTATTCGGGTTAAAGGCACTATCCGCTATTTCTGTTAACACCTTGTCTAAATGTATACTATTCCAACTCCCTTTTAACATAAAACTATCATCATTTGATATTGCCACTTGGGGAGTACCTTCTATATTGAATATACAAATATCCAAACAACGAGCTCCCTGTTTTATACAATGTTTTAATGCACATAAATCTACATATCCATTCTTAAAATCTCCCGTCGCACAACAGTTATATGCTGTTTTTATGTAGAAATCCCGGATATCGTGACAATATATTTCATTATCATAGTCTATTGGGCTGATTGGATGTCTCATCTCGACATTTGTTATATTCTTACACTCATCTCCACTAAATCCCTCATATTTATTAATTTTAGAAAAATAGCCTAGCAATATTATAACTATCGCCGAAAATAATATATAATAATACATGTTCTCTTATAATATCTAATTATTTAATTATATCTAATTATATCTAATTATATCTAATTATATCTAATTATTAAATAGTTA